GGTTGACGCTGGGGCTTTCCGTTCTTGAGGGTTCGTCTCCCATTGGGCTTAAAGTAAATAGGTTTGGCACTGGCGATAGGAATTCTTTTGTAGACTTTGAATCACACGGCCTGCCCGCTGCCAACGCCTATTCAGCCCGCGTTATACGGGGTCCTGGTGAAAACGCACCGTTTTCCGTAATCAACACAGGGACGGGCGGCATAAATCTTCAAACCGGCGCTGGCCCCCTATTGCTAAACGCGGTGTCGATATTCGCCAGCACGGCGCTAACTGGCACACCCACGGCCCCCACGGCGGCAGCGGCAACGAACACAACGCAGCTTGCGACGACTGCCTTTGTGCGTGCTGCACAGGCCATGACCGTGCAGGTGTTTACTTCCAGTGGCACTTGGACACGTCCTACTGGTTGCGTTCGCGTTCGGGTTAGGCTCGTCGGCGGAGGTGGCGGCGGGCGGGGCAGAGATACCACGTCACCCGGTTTCCCCGGCGGTGGCGGCGGTGGTGGTGGTTATGCAGAGTTGCTCGCAGCGTCTACGGCATCGGAGACAGTCACCATTGGCGCAGGTGGGGCTGGTAGCGCAGGGGGTGCTAGTCAGTCTGCAGGGACGGCTGGTGGGGCTACTAGTTACGGCGGGAGTTTGTCCGCCACTGGCGGCGCAGGAGGTCCAGCATCCTATGACATCAACGGGGCAGGCGGGGGAGGGGGGGCCGGATCGGGGGGCACTATAAATATCCCCGGAGGCGGTGGAGGCGGCGGTAGTGACCTTAACATGGGCAGTATGGGCGGATCGAGCATGTTAGGCTTAAATTCGGCTGCATCACTAGGGGTCGGCAGTGCCGGTTTGTCTTATGGTGGTGGTGGTGGTGGTGGTGGTGGCACTGGCACTGGCGCCGGCGGTGCCGGAGCATCTGGAATCGTTATTGTGGAGGAGTTCTACTAATGAAAGCTGAAATTGGAAAAACCTATGCGATTGTCCAAAACGGAAATGCGCATCAAATTTTCACCATTGACGACTTGCCAGAGTGGCACGACGGGCTGGCTGTGGTTGATATCACTGGATTGTCGGTTGAAGCTGGTGATGTATTTGATGGTGTAGCATTCTCAAAGCAGCCAGAACCAGACCCCGCCCAAGCCCGCGCATCCATGGTCATCTCCCCCTTGCAGGGCATCCTGAAACTTGGCGAGACCGAATGGGGCAAGGTGCTGGCCTATCGCGAAACTGCAACTTGGGCGGAAAAGGTCGTGATCGACAACGCAGGTGACTGGAAGCGCACCAGCGAGAACATTGCGTTCTTCGGGTATCTGCTGAACTACACCGATGAGCAGATGGACGCGCTATTCATTGCAGCGGCGCAGGTCACGGCATGATCAGCACCCGGCTATCCCGTCCGATATACATCCTTGCCCGGTTTGCGGAGATGATTATTGCGGCGGGGAGCCGGGTTTTGAACGCGGCGGTATTCGGCGGATCAACTCACCAGACACTAAGCGCGCGGGCATTCATCGACGGGCAGGCCATTCTAAAATGGGCCAATCGGCGGGCCGTGATTGATCGGGTGTTTTGGTTTCAGCCGGATCATTGCGCAAAGGCATGGGCGGCGGAAGTTGATGCAGCGCGCAAAACACTATCAAGGGCAGGATTGTGATGGATTTAGTGCGCGACTTTTGGGCAATTATCGCAGCTGCCGTTGGCGTGATTGTTTGGTTTATCAGGCTGGAATCGCGAGGGATTGCAAACGCTGCCGACATTAAACGCCTTTGGCATCAGCGCAAAGAGGACATGGAAGCGGCAAAAGAAAGCCGCGACCGCATGGACCGCAGGCTTGATGAAATCAGCACCGATATCAAAACGATATTGCGGGGCATGGCTAAGTGACAATCAAACCTACGTGGGCGGTAACGGATGGGGTTTTGCGGATTTACAGCGGATGGGTGGATGTTGCGGCAATCGACAAGGATCAGTTTCCGCAGCTTATCTATGACCTAGCAAGAGAATTGCGGGGAATGAAATCTAATGGCAACACCTAAACTTGAAGCTGACGACCCGCGATTGATTACCGCGCTTGCGGCATATAATCGCCTGCACAGCTACAGCCGTGTCGCGCGGGAAATGGGCGCGCCTTATTCGTCTGTTGAGCGGTGGGTCAAAGCCGCTCGGGCTTGGGAAAATGCGCCGCATGGGCACCAGCAGGCGGTAAAGGTGTCCGGGCTGGATATGGGGCTGGTCAAGGGTGGCTGGATTAAGGTGGCGGCGTCTGATGGCACTCCGGCGCATTCGGTGCGATGGACGGCACCGCAAGAGCAAGATGACCCCTCGCGCATCATCGACGCAATTCGCGAGGGCTTGGCTGATATGCCGCGCGCAGTCCATGTTGACAGCGAAGCGGGGCCAGTTGACCTTCTGGCGGTCTTCCCGGTTGCGGATCTGCACATCGGCATGTTGGCGGATCTGGAGGAGACGGGCCACGATTGGGACGGCAAAAAGGCCACGCGGGTATTTCAAGACGTGTTCGGGCGGCTTGTGAGCGTCACCCCAGGCGCTGGCACTGCCCTACTGGCGCAGCTAGGCGATTTGATGCACGTCGATGACCAAACCAACCTCACGCAGTCAGGGCACCAGCTAGACGCTGACACGCGCTATTTTATGATCTTGCGGCGCGCGGTTGTGGCGATGAAATACGCCATCGACACGTTGCGCGGCAAGTATGCCCGCGTGATCTATCGGGGGTGTCGGGGCAATCACGACCGCACCGCGCACTATGCCGTGACGCTGGCCCTATCTCAGCACTACTCCGACGTTGACGGCGTGACCATTGTAGACCATGCGGGCGAGTTTTACGTCCATGAGTTTGGCCAAAACATGATTGTTTTGCACCACGGCGACAAGGCTAACGCCGCGCGGCTGGTGAATTTCGCGGCGGCGGAATGGCCTGAAATATGGGGCCGGACGCGCAACCGCTTGGCGCTATCTGGGCATATCCACCACGAAACCCGCAAAGAGATCGGCGGGATGACCTGCGAGAGCATCGGCTCAATCATTCCGCGCGATGCCTACGCATACAGCCACGCATACAGCGCCAATCGCGCGCTGGTATCAATCACAATGGACGCCGCGCAGGGCGAAATCAGCCGCGCGCGCGTTGGAATTTAGGAGGCAACATGACCGTAAACAATGAAACGCTTGATCTCATCAAAGAGTTTGAAGGCTTTCGGGCCAAGGCCTATCTTTGTTCTGCCAATGTCTGGACTATCGGATACGGGACGACGGCAATGGCAGGGGTTGGCATTGTGCCGAAAAAAGGCATGACGATAACCAAGCAAGATGCAGAGTGGTTTCTGCAAAAGGGCGTGGATAAGTTCGCTCAACAAATTACCCCTAAAATAACACGGCCTATCAACTCAAACGAGTTTGGGGCTTTCGTATCGCTGGCCTATAATATCGGCCCGGGCGCTTTTGGCAGGTCGTCTGCTCTGGACAAATTTAATTCTGGCGATAAGCGTGGCGCGGCGGATTCCATCCTTCTTTGGAATAAGGCGGGCGGCAAAGTGCTGAAAGGTTTGCAGCGGCGGCGCATTGCAGAACGTGAATTGTTCTTGACGCCGGGGCATATGCCACCGCCAGTCGATTACGTTCGGACCAATCGCGCGCCTAGTTTCTGGGCGAGCGTATTCGCGGCAATCGCTGCAATCTTTGGAAAGGGCAAATGATGAATTTTGGACCATTTGCGCGGATCATTCTGCGCTACGGCATCGGCTATCTTGCCGGGTCACAGGCGGGCGAGGCGCTGGCAATGGACCCTGACGCGGTGCTGGTGCTTTCGTTGGCCCTTGGGGCTGCGGTGGAGGGCGCTTATGCGCTTGCCAAGGCGCGCGGGTGGGCAACGTGAGCGCATCGCTTATCGCCTGGGCGCTGCCCTACATCATCACAGCCGTCGGAGCCATCACGGCATTAGCGGCAATTTGGTTTGGTGGCAGGAAGTCGGCTAAAACTGACGCCAAGCTGAAGCAGGCCAAGGCGGCGGCAAAATCAACGAAGGGAATGAATGATGCGGACACTTTGCGCGATGCTGATGATGATGAGCGGATTGAGCGGTTGCGTCAATTCGAGCGAGACAACCGTTCTTGACCGGGCGCGGCCATTGCTTGCGGAATGTGCGCAGGGCTTGGCGGGCGATAGCATCCAAGCAGCGCGGGCGGCATGTGTTCCCGCGCTGGTAACTATTGAAGCAGGGGCGGGGTGGCGGTGATTACCGCTTCCCAATGATCCGGGCAATCCCTGCCCCAATGATCCGGGAAGTCTTGGCGAAGAGTAGGGATTCAATGGCGCGATACGCATCATCTCGCCCATTCATGCGGTTGTTGGGTGGCAGATAGGCAATGGCAGAACGAGCGTCCGTCAACCCTTGCACATATCCGGCAGCGCGGGCCGCTTCCAGCACCGCGTCACGCTCCGCCAACATGGCGCGAATGGTGTCAGCGGCTTCTTCTCGACGATCCTCGACAATACCCCCTTCATAGTCCCCACTACCGTCTAGGTAGTCCGCCAACAGTTTCACCGCATCTGTCGATGTGTCAGTCATTTGTCTGATCCTTCCTGATGGCGGCGCGGGCTATATCACATCTTTGAGTTGCCTGCTTGCGCCACAACTTGTAAAGCTTTTTGAAGTTTACGCCGTTTTTACCCGTCGGAACGGGGATTGATATTTCTGCTGCAATATCCACCAGCGCCTCCCTAAGCACGGCAATCTCCGCAAGCGCGGAGGTCAACTCGCGGTGCAGGGCTTCGTCTGTTAGTGCTTCCATCGTCGCCTCCTTTTAGCCGTCGCTGGCCGAGGTGCTGTGGGGGTGGGTCATAGATCAACCCCTCCCCAGATCGTTCAGGATCTTGTGACCGCGCCCTGCCATGCAGCGGTCGATGATGCGGCGCGGACCACCGTAAGCAAGTTCTGTGTCCGTTGATGCGGCACCGGCAAGAGCGCCATTTGCAGCACCATATCCAATGTAATCATTGCCACCAACGGCGCCGCCGATAATCGCGCCCAGGAGCAATCCCGCCATCATGTTAGCGCCGACGTCTTGGTTTTGTTTGGCTATATATTTAGCCTCGGCTTTTCCTGCAATGATGCGGCATTGATCAAGGTCACTGGCAAATCTTGCAGGGTTTGTCGTGTCGGAAATCGGGGTATATTCCGCAAGCGGGGCAACACATCCCGAAAGAAAAATTGCAGTCGCAGCAACGGTCATTTTGGTTTTCATAGCATATCTCCATAAGTGTAAGCCCAGATTGCCACCATGGCAAAGGGCGTCATTCGTCGTCTCCCATTCCGGCAATCATGCCCCGATGCAGACAGCGCCCGCGATGATTACGCAGATCGCGGCGGTCAACTCGGCCTCCGCCTCGGCTATCTGGTCACGCATGGTCATGTTGGCTCCCCTTCAAGTTTTATCACTGGCATCGTGCCAGAAATCTGCGCGTTTGCCTTGGTCGATGGGTCCGCGTTGTGGTGTTCGCAAGTGTCGCCCCTGGTGGGTTCGTGGCCAAAGCTGTAATCAACGAAGCCACCCGAGATGATGGATCCTGACCGGCGACCCCAAAAGTGGCACAGCCCCCAATCACGCTCAATCGCGCGAAAGTTGTTGCTGCGATCCCACCATCGGCACGACTGGCAGCGGGGTGTTTTCTTGCGCTTGTCGCTCATAGCGTCACCACATAGAAGGCCAGACCCATGGCGATGATGATTGCCAGCTTGACGGCATCGCGGAGCAAGCCTGTGCTGCCAGCGGTCTGCATATCAGCACCGCCAGCGATCAACTCGGCATCGCTAAGGCGGCGAGTTTCAGCCCAGCGCACATCACGGGAAAGCTGAATATCCATCCAGTCGTCCGAGTGCCTCAGCACGTCCAGAGCGGCGCTGATCTGTTCTGGCGTGGCATCGGCGCGGCGCAGCGTTATGCGGGCGAGATAGTAGCCCTCATGGACGCAGGGCAGGCGAATAATTGCGGCGGTCATATTCTCAATCCTCTGCGAGTTGCGCATACCGGCCCAATCGGCGGTTATGGCATGGGTGGGGGGCGAGTGGGCCGTCTGGATGGGCCCGGTAATAAGCGGCGCGGTCGGCCTGATATTCGGCCTCACGCTCGGCGTCGTTGGCTTCGATGCGGGCAATCTCGGATGCCACATAGGCGTCAGACCATACTGGGCCATCATCAGGGCGGCGCGCGGCGGTCATGCCGCCACCTCAAGCGCGGCGATGGCTTCGGCTGGATCTGGGGCCGGAACAGGGCGGCGCGTCACGTCATAGCCAAGCGCATCGGCAAGAGCGATGAAATTCGCATGGACGCTTTTCATTATGAAAAGCGCGGTGTCATGATCGCGGTCGAACAGCCAGAACGCAACGGCGGTCCGCTCTGCAATCTGCGCAGCCTCATAGCGTCCGGCAAGGCAAGCGGTGGAAGTGGCAAGCAAGGTTATATCCATGTCATATCTCCGTTATGGTGGTGGCCTGCCCGCGATGGGGCAGGGGTGGCTTATGAGCCGTAGCCGGAGCCGTAGCCGGAGCCGTCGCCGTAGCCGTCGCCGGAGCCGTAGCCGGAGCCGTCGCCGTCGCCGTCGCCGTCGCCGTCGCCGGAGCCGTAGCCGGAGCCGGAGCCGTCGCCGTCGCCGTCGCCGTAGCAGGAGCCGTAGCCGTAGCCGTATCCGGAGCTGTCTTTTTCAGGGTCGTAAGTATTGAAAACCTGAACCTGCATCACACAGCCTCAATGCTGGCTGCTGCGGAATCTCTCACGTCGATCAGCGCGCAGGCGTTGAAAACAGTCAGGGTTGCCGATGCAGGGGAAAACTTGCACCCGGACGCCTTTACGCCATAGGTGGCAACGTCAATCAGGGTCAGCCCCTTCGCTGCCTCCCACTTCCAAAGCTGGCGGGCGTTGGTGACGTGGATGGTGGAGCCGTCATTGCCCGCGTAGTCGCCAAAGACCACGCCAGCGTCACGGCTGCGGATGATAACCTTACGGCCAATCTGACCCTCGGTTTTGGTGGATGGCTGCGCGCCCATACCTTCGATCAGGGCGATGGCGGCTTTCAGTGTGTCGATGTTCATAGTGGGTTCCTTTGATGTGTGTGTGTGGTGGCCTGCCCGCTATGGGGCAGGCGGTGCGGTCAGGCGGCAAGTTCGGCGGCGTAGATGGCGCGCGCATCGTCGGTCAGATTTCCAAGCGGGCCGACTGCGACTTGCAGCAATCGGCGCATGGCCTTCTTGCTCGTGTCAGCGTGCATCGCAGCAATGTTTGCGCGGGCCTCGTCTGCTGTCATCTGCGCGCCGCGGGGGAACATGGTGTCAAATGCGTCGGTCATCTCGGTTTCTCCCGTCCGGTTCATTCCGGTATGCCTAACATTAGCTAACCGTTGCGACACATGCAACACCTAATCCGCTTGACCCTGCAAATATATTCGCTAATGATAGCGCATGGAAAACACACTGGACAAATACCTGCGCGATACGAAAACCCCGGCGCTGCACCTCGCGCGCCAGGTTGGAATTTCCGCGCCCTACCTGTGCGACCTGCGCTATGGCCGTCGCAAGCCAAGCCAAGCCGTCGCCAAGGCCATTGAAGCCGCCACATCAGGGGCGGTTGATATCGGGGCTTGGGAATGACGTGGCTGATTGCCTGCGAATACTCTGGCCGCGTTCGTGACGCCTTCCTTGCTCTGGGCATTGATGCTGTGTCGTGTGACCTTCTCCCAACCGAAGTTGATGGCCCGCATATTCAAGGCGACGTGCGGGAACAAATTGGAAAACAATGGGCCGGGGTTATTGCGCATCCGCCTTGCACCCGGCTTTGCAATAGCGGTGTAAGGTGGCTGGCAGAACGTGACCTGTGGCAGGACATGCGCGATGGCGCGGCGTTCTTCCTTGCCTGCATCAACGCCAATGCGCCGCGTGTGGCTGTGGAAAACCCCGTGATGCACAAGTATGCCGCTGCGACCTGTGGAAAGCCGTCCTTCACGGTGCAGCCTTGGCAATTTGGCGACCCGGCAAAGAAGCGCACTTGCTTCTGGACGCGCGGTGATATGCCACCATTGCAGCCGACCAGCGATATGACGGCGGCAGATGCGCGGGCAGATTGCCATCTTGCAAGCCCCGGCCCTGACCGGTGGAAAGAACGGTCCAGAACATATCCAGGAATTGCGGCCGCCATTGCCTCGCAGTGGGGCACCCTATGAAATCCGCCCGCGCGCTGTCTACTTCCTCCGGCGCGTTGCCATGTTCTCCCGTGGCTTAAGCGGCGCACTGCCCCAGGTTGGTCTATCAGGCCGCCTGGGGGCTTTTTATTGCAGATCCGCCCCGAATGACGCAGCAATAACGCCGCGAAATTCACAAGCCGGGGCGGCGCGGGCGGTGGCATTGAAACTCCGCCCGCAAACCCATACTGGCATCAGCCCAGACAGCCCCACGGTGACGCGCAGTCATTAAGCCGTGGGGCAGCTTGCCAGCATAGCGGCAACTCGGGGCAATAGGTCAACATCCCGGCCATATCGCGCCCGCCATGATTTCTTGGCGCCATGGTATCCATCGGGGCCTCTATGGCAGGCGATGCAAAGCGGAATAACCATGAGATCATCGCGCGGGCCGTCATCGCAGCAATGATGCGCCTCGGATGGCTGGGGGGCATCGCAGCATATGCAGCGCAGGGCCTTGACCGCCAGCATGTGCGCCACGGCATCAACGCGGGCCGCTGACGCGCGGTAGGATTTGCGCTTGGCGGATTGCTTGGGAATTGCCTTAGGGGGCTTGCGCGGTGTCTTTGGCGGCTTTGGGCCTAAAGGGCCACGGCCAGCTAGATCAGGCATTCAGCGCCTCGATCACGTCATAGCCTACCGCCTCAGTCAGCGCCGCTATGGCACGGTCAAAGAACACCTTGAAATCAGCCTGCCCCATTGCCGAAAACCCCGTGCTATCGGCCATCATGCCCTTGATTGTGCCGTCAAGGCCAAAGATCGGCTCAACATATCCAAGATGGACCTTGAGCGCAATGTGCAGCGCCTCGGGCCGTTG